ACATCCTGTCTCTCCAGCGCACGGCGTGTTAAATCCCTGCCGAATCTCTGTCCAGAAAGTGCATCTGCCTGTGTAATAGCATCCGAAGCAATCGAGGACAGTAAATCGCCCCTGTACCGTCCATATCGGTTTTGTATATCAGTAAACTGTTCGGAACCTTCTGGTATGCCACGGTTAGCTAGATCCTGGTCCCGCCGTTCCTCAATTCTTTCCAGTTCTGGCCGTAGTAACTCCAGACTTCGATCTGCAAACCTCTGCTCAAGAGCCGCCCTGTCCTGCTCTGCTGGAACAGCACGCACTCCCGACAGGTCAAACTGTGGCCTCTCCGTAAGCCCTTCTGTGGTCAGGGGGCTTCTGGGAAGCTGTCCAGCCAGCGTTGCACCTGTAGAGGCTAGTTCTACCGCCCCTATCTCCTCAAGCTGCCGTATGGCGCTCTGTGCGGGTGTTTCCGTTACCGTTAATGCCGCGCCAGACTGTGGGCTGAATTGCCCTGATTCTGCATCAAATTCACCAAACTGAAGTGTGCCAGCAGGGGTGAACTGTGTTATACGGTTCGCTTCTGCTTGCTGTTGCGCTAAATTCTGCGGGCTAGGCAGTTGCGGTTGTATGACCCGTGAGCCTTTACTCATGCCACTTACTCCTGACAAATTCGTCTTTGAGGTAACCGTAGATTAACATATCCTTGTCCTTGTACAATTTCCTTATTTTTCCCTCGCAGGTAAACCCAAGCCCAGAGCATAACTTTCTGGACCGTTTGTTTTTAGGATGTATAAAACTCTGCAATCGGTGCATCCCAAGCTGGTGAAACGGGTAGGCAAACAATGTAAATATTGTCTGTTTGGTCGCCCACATGGGGCTATCTGCTGCAATGGCTACGTCACATACCCCGTGTGCGTGTTGCCAGTACGCCACGCCGCAAATTAGTTTGTTATGCCGCGCAACCCCCATAGTAGTACAGGTACTAAAATCCTGCGGGGTAGTATCCCGTATGCGCTGGTCAATCCACGCAGCAACCTCCTGTTGTGCGTCTGTTACTATCATTCCTCTATAGTGTTTCCTTCTCCTACGGCTTAGTCGGCCAAACTGGGTTGCTTGCATCAGCCGTGTTCGCTGGAAGATCCCTTAGTAACTGGCGGTAATTTAGCTGCTCTTCAGTGGCGTCGCCACGCAGTATCCACCAATCGGTTTCTGCTAACCGCTTATTGCGTTCCACTCGTAAAAGCCTCATCGGTTCCGCTGCTGTTAGTCGTGCTATCTCTGCATTGATCTCTGCGTCACTGGGCCGACTTTGATTTGTGTCATGCCAATCAATTTTTGAAATAGAATTATCGACTACAACAAACTCTGCATTTGGACGCAAAGAGGATAAGGCATGATGTATTCGGTATTCCATTCTAGGCTCCTATTTCGATCAGCGTAATAGTGGAGGTTGCATTGCCACTCGCATCGTTACGCTGTGCTACTACAGTCCCAGACTGGTCAATCCTTTTGAACTCCGTGTGATATGTGGTACTTGAGGTCGAGCTGGGACTGTCGAGATGTTGAATAAAATGCTGACCCATCTGATTTTCGACATTAGAGATTTGATTGTATTCTTCAATTTCGGTGGTGCCACGCAGTATCCTTATTGCTCCTCCCGCACGATTTCCTGAACTGGTTATGGACTGCGAAACGAGAACGAGGACTTTATTCGAGGAGTTTGCTGGAGTGATGTCAGCCGTAAGATTAGTGTCGGCGTAAGTTGTTGAGGTCGAGGTCGCTTCTGTCGAGGTTGCCGCCGTTACGACTTGCAGCACCTTCCCTCCACCCGCAGCAGCGGCCCATGAAATATCCGTTCCATCACTCGTCAAAACATAATTTGCTGACCCAACCGCTAACGCTGCGGGATTGCCAGAACTGTCTCCGTAAATTATTTTACCCCGCGCAAGGCCAGCCATCTTAGCGAGCGTTACCGCATCATCGGCTATGCCAGCCGTTGCTACTGTACCCCAGGAAACATCGGTTCCGTCTGTTTTAAGAACATTGTTAGCACTTCCCACTGCAAGTGCCGCTGGGTCGCCTGACGAATCCCCATATATGAGTTTGCCTCTGGCTAACCCTGCCATTTTTGCAAGCGTGACTGCGTCATTAGCTATAGTTGCTGCGCCGTCAGTGCCTATACTTACATCACCTGAAATTACAACGGGGTTAAAGTTTGTTCCGTCTGCAATCAGAGCCGCGCCACTTGTATTCGTAGACATAACCAGGTCATCACCTGTGATAGTCAGGTCTCCTGCTACAGAAAGATTCCCTGCCATAGTTACATTCTGCGTCCCTGTAGGGATTTCGAGAACGTCCTGGTCTGCGTCGTTCTTGATAGTGACATCGTTGGTTGAACCCTGCCCCGTCAGTATCAGCCCCTCTGCGCTTGTATAGCCCATAGCCGCATCGTCACCAGCGGATGTATCTCCATCAGCGTTTACAGTCGCAGCAGTAACATCCCCTACAATATCAACATTTGTCCCGCCAGTTGCTATTGTAAGTACATCTGCGTCAGCGTCATTTTTAATAGTTACGTCATTCGTGGAGCCTTGCCCTGTCAGGATAAGACCCTCTGCCGAAGTGTATCCAATTGCAGCGTCATCGCCAGCAGATGTATCTCCGTCGGCGTTCAATGTTGCAGCGGTTAAGTCACCTACTACATCGACATTTGTACCACCAGTGGCTACTGTAATTACATCAGCATCCGCATCATTCTTGATTGTGATATCATTAGTCGAGCCCTGGCCCGTTAATATCAAGCCTTCAGCAGAAGTGTATCCCATCGCTGCATCATCACCCGCAGAAGTATCCCCGTCTGCGTTTACAGTGGAAGCTGTTACATCCCCGACTATATCTACATTTGTGGTTCCAGTAGCCACAGTCAGAACAGCCGCATCCGCATCGTTTTTCACTGTTATATCTGAGGTAGACCCCTGCCCAGTAATAATAAGACCTTCCGCACTTGTGTAACCTATTGCAGCATCATCCCCTGCTGCGGTATCGCCGCCGACTACAACTTTACTTGTTGTAGATATCGAGGATGTAGAAAGTTTTAATGTGGAGTCGGTGCCTTCGCCATCCGATACAAACCTTAAAGTACCATCTATGCCTGCATTGCTGTTCGAGACTTGCAGTAAGTCCTTGTATGTATCCTTGGGCTTCTTACCAGTTAAAGCTGCCATCTAAAATATTCCTTGTCCGGGTTCTAATTGATACGTCAATGAGTGCCATTCCAGATCGTCTGAGGTTGATACACGAAACCTTGCCCCTATTGCGTATCCTGCGCCTGTGGCCGCCAACCATTTTGCTACCACACTTTTGAGAGAAGTCTCCCAATCTGTTGCCCATTCTTCCCAATTATCATCTATTGTCTGCCAAGTATCCCCTGCTTCTAACAGACTTACATCTGCCGCTGGAATACCTCGTCTTTGAAAATCAAATTGCGGCGCAATAGACACTGTGATGCTGCCGTCACTTGCTAGAACAGGGCGTAGTGCGGAACACCTTTTTAGAACGCCCCTAGCATCGAAGTAACTATAAGCGGTTTCGGCATCTCCTGCAATATCCGCAGATATATCGGCGTTTCCATCATCAAACTTCATTATCTTGCCGTCATTTGTTCCGAAATACAGGTTATCGTCATATCGGCCCCAGCAACGGGAAATAATTTCCGTCCACCTCGCCCAGCTTAATGTATCTGCGTTCATTACATACTGATCGAAATCTTCTGTGCTATTTGGTAGATTGAGCAACAGCACCCGCCCTTGTGAATAGGTGGGATGGTATATCAACTGCCAGCCCGGATCGGTTAAGTCCTTCTTTTCAATCAGAGCAGGGTTAATCTTGTCACTGATAACGCCCCGCTGCTCTAGTTGTCCTGACTGCGACACTGTAGCCATTGAGATAATGCCGCCTTTAGTCGCAATAACGAGATCCCCACCTACCTTGGCTATAGCCCGAATGTCTAATGGCTCTGGAATGCGATACACACCTACTAGGTTCCAGTTGGATGCAGGGTTATCTCCTTCGTACACAATAGTATCCCCAGAAGACATAACAAACACCGCTAAATCATTACCTATACCGCCTCCAACCCAATCCTCTGAGCCGCCTGCAACATTCCACGATCCCGCACAGACTAAATTACCGCCAAAAGCACCTACCCTAGAAAGAGGAAACTTTGTTAATGTCCCGCCCAACGTATTGACTGCGGAATACCAGAAGTCCTGACTGTTATTCTCCCAGAAGAACGTATGGGACTGATGCACCATAATTCCACGGAGATTGGTAACAGTCAGGCCCGTTCCGCTTACTGTCATGTTTGCGAAACTCGACCCGTCGTACACTAATGGTGTGTCTGTGCCGTTTACCCATCCCATCTGCCCATTGAAGTTCACAGTCTCCCATCTATTTACCGAAAGACCACTTTTTAAGGAGGAGACAGTGGATGTCGTTGCGTCGTATATATTCCCGTTAGCGCCTGCTAACAGTTTGTTTGTTGTTCCCTTGCTGTATTCTGCAATGGTATCGACATTGCTGGAACCTAATCCTGTCGCGTGTTGTGTATAACCTTTACGCAATGTAACTCTGCCAGTGCCAGGGAACCAGTTATCTAACGTCACGGCATCTTGCGGCGGCATTAAATCTAACGCATCGCGTCTATTCCAGCCGCCTATAGGCGCAGGTATAGTCTGGGCTACCATTAACTGCCGTATCCTGTGTCTGGGAGGTTAGCCGTAAACGTCGCAACCGCAGGGGCCATGTTAATATTCGCTCCCCCGCCACGTTCACGCTCCCATATATGCTTCAACCACTTACGGGAATCGTTCTTTTGATCTTCATAAGGGAACCCAAAAGCCCGTAATGCCCTCCACCAGCCTTCCCTGAACACTAGGTTTTCCTCAAGCAATGGCACATCTGTATCTGCCGCCCAATCGGATTGGCCTGTCCCACTGGAAGAGGCACACCAGTTATCGCTGACGTACTCAAAGGCAATAGTAGCCGCACCGGGGTTCTCCAGTTCAAACTTTAGCACACCACTTGTGGGACGTAGTCTCCACCGCACCGCTAATCCTACATCTGACGTAATAGCGCCTTTGTAATACTGCCACTGTGCAGGGGTAAGGGGTCCAAGCATCTGTAAGTCGTTGGTCCTGTCCCACAATGTATTCGGCACAATGCGGAGAAAGTCGCTAGGCAACGAATATGCGGAGGTCGCTGCTTCTGAGGTAAAGGTATGCTCTTTGGTAAGCACCGCCCAATCGTAGTCATCACGAAGGTATAGGCCAGCAGCCTTTGTTACAGACAACAGCCGTACAGCGGTTGCCTCATCGTTACCAATAATAGATGAGGGTTGGAAAACCCCTAACTCATCCGCTATCGCTTGTGCTATCGTCAGTAGAGACATTTATTTTTCTTTTCCTTGGTTTGCTTGCCGCCGACTTCTTGGTGACAAAATCAAGCTCCTGCCGCAATTCCTTATTCTCTGCCCTCATCGCCTCTATTTCCTCTGTTAACTTGTCCACCTTGTCTAAGGCTTCATAGATAACCCCGTCATCCTTTCCTACAGCAAGATGCGCCTGTGCCTGTTGCTTCAAGGTTACAAGCCCCGTCATCTCCTGCGTTCCCCTGTCATCGAGGTTTGCTAACTGTTCGATAGAGAAGATATTTAATGCTTTTAATTCAGCAACTTGCGCCATGTTCAACGCAGGCCACTCGTTAATCGGGGTGCCGTTTAATGGCTGCTCACTGCCCTTTTGAAATGCCTCCCACTGGCGGGGCCAACGAGACTTATGCTCATCATTGACCTTTGCATCTATTACATTCTTATTGTCACCGGGTGACATAATGGTAACAAACGGTACTTGATCGAAAATCGGCCTGCCTTCCACTTTCGACTTCGCGCTGTTCTGCTTCGCTTCCCAGCGGAACAATGGCCTGCAATTGTCGTTAGGGTCCGTTGTATTAAAGTCAATGCCTGTCTCTGAATCATACATCCTTGTTTCCTCTTTTTTGAAAGTTTATTGCCTTCTTCAAAGCCTTGCGACTTCGAGCAGTAAACACAGACATGGGGTAGACGTTCCTGTCACCGAATGCTGCACGTCCTGCCTTGATCTCGTATGACGCGAAAGTACGGACATACCTCTCGCCATCCTGTATAAACGTGTCATACAAATACCCTATAGTAATAATGTGGGCGCATACAAGTTCCTCAAAATCCTCTGACACCACTGTAGCACTGTCGCCTGCAATATCCCTCCAATGCAAGACTACAAGCGGATACTTACGCCCATATAGGTTGATGTGCTTCATAGAGTTGGGGCTGCACAAGGTACAGGCAAGAGGAGGGATGGACCCTGTACAACCCCGTCCACTCTAGAGTGGGAAGTCGCAGACCACTTCCTTGTCGGAAATGTCGCCCGCTATAGCACACACGTTATCCGTAACTGCTGCGGATACGTCCAATGTGCCATCACTGGAACCTGTCGGTGTGAGAGGATCACCGTCAGCCCCAGCAGTCAAAGCGAGATTGAGCGTTGCTGGACCCTTAATTTGAATCCAACCATACTCTCCATCGCCCGGAGCGGATTGAAGAACTCCCGCACCGATTTCCACTGAATCCGATAGATCCGAAGTGACCGTGTGGTTTTTGTAACCATCAAGCGTGTAGTAATACGCCACCTGATTAGCTACCGCAGCCACAGAGCCGCTACCCGTATCATACTGGATATACTTGTAAACTTTGATGCCATCAGAGGTCACGTTAGCTCCAATAGTACCAAGGGCAAACTCAGGAATGCTTGCAGCAGTCGCTGATGCCGTAATGCCTAATACATACATATTCTACATACTCCTATGCAAGTATCACGCCCTGACGGGCGGCGTTGGACATGGTCATATTGCCAGCCCAGACGATAGGTACAACAGTCGCATCCTGATTCACTGCACCCTTACGCTCCAGGGGAACCATGTTCCGATTGCGGTGTGGCCTCCAGAAGATGTATTGCGTATTAAGCATATACATACGGGTTGCCGCACAATCTTCATCATGGAACACGTCAGCTTTACGGAACTTCAGCGAATCAAAGCCCGCTGTTGCTTCGTCATCTGACGTAATACGCTGAATAGTGGTCAATGAGTTCCAGAAGAACTCAAAGTAGGTAGTACCAGCAACCACAAAGTCAGGTGCTTCAGATGCCGCCGAACCGCGTTTGCAATTCAGGTACAGGTTACGCATTGCGGCCTGTATAGTAGTTGCACTTGCGGTTACGCTCTCGTCAGAGAAATCATAAACCTGATTTCGCCAGAACGAGAAGTTGGCACGGTTAATACCTCCGACTGTACCAGTGGCAGGCGCATCGGCTACGAGGCTTTGTAGACCCCCTACCTGTTTGCCTGACGTACCAGTGCCGTCTGAGAAGATACCAGTGGAGAGGTTGTTAGCCATTGTCCGTCTGGCGTTAGCAATTCTGCTTTCCAGAAGGTCAATAACTTTCTCTCTACCAGCGTTTTGAATGTCAGCTTCGAGGCCAGACCAAGTGACGTTGACCGCCGCTTGTTTCCAGTTGAACTCTGCCGCAGAAAACACTTCGCTTGGAGCTACATTCAGGACTTCATATCCTGAGTAGTATTGGAACGTGGAGTTTTCCGCATATTCAAGTTCTTGTACCAGAGTACGGCCACCATCGGCTGGCTTTATGTTCCCACGCTGCTCCAATCTACGGAGAAGCGCGAGGTCTTTCGTAACGTTATCCGCAAACTCGCCGGAGCGATTCCGCAAAGTAGTCGTTACGATTTCCGATAAATTCGGAGTAGCCATCGCTTTACTCTTTCTATCAAGATGCTGATTCCAATAGATTACTCAACTCTTGCCGTAACGTAACTTTCGGCGCGGCTGGGGAATCCGCAGTCGAGCGTATAGTTGTGTTAGCACGTTTTGCCCTGCTCACACGTTGCTTCTGGTTATGTTTCTGTTCGGCTAGGATGTTCCCGTCACGCTCTTTAAGCATGGCATTGCGAGTTTCGGCGTTCTGCCATATGGCCCGTTGGTACAAGTCCTCAAGGTCAATTAGCTTGTTTGCCGCTATATCTGCGTTTGCCAACTCTGTCATAGTCACCTGCACATTTTCAACGTGCGGGTGTAACAGGTTGCCGTTCTCATCCTTTGCTGACATAAACTGCCCCAGAGCATTCTCTGCTTGCTGGTAGGCAATATTATGCTGTTGCTGCTGAATAGCCTGTGCATTTGCCTGATTAGACTGCTGCAATTGCTGTTCAACCTGCGCTAGACGCTGTTCTGTTGGATCAACAAGGGTTTCATTTTCAGTAATCTGGTTCAGGTCAACCCCCGTCTGTTGGGCAAGCCAACGGATCGTATCTGCGGGCGCAGTCTGAAGGGAGTGCCGCACAGCCATAAGCTGGCGTACAACATCCTGTTCCGCTACCCCCTGCAACCGTAGCTGCTCTCTATAGGGCGCAATCTCCTGTTCCAATGGTTTTAAGCGTTCCAAGGCTTCACGCTCACTAGCAAGCTCCTCAACCCTCTTCTGATGATGAGAGTAGAGGCGTTCTCCCTGAGAAAGCGCGAATGTTTTCGCTTCATCAGGAAGCGCATCAAACGCTTCCCGTTCTTCTGTAGGCCAGTGTTCGGGCGCAACTGCCCCCGTGGCCTCTACAGCCCCCTCTTCGGGCGCTGAAACTTGTTCTACAGGGGCTTCTGTTGGTTCCTCTGCGGGTACATCTTCCGCTTCAAACGCCTCACGGAGTTCATCCCCTAAACTCTGCTCTTCCCCTGTAGTTTCATTATCAATAACGTCGTTCTCTATAACTTCGTTTTCAGTGTCTGCCATTTTTATCCCTCATCCATTTGGGCTGTTCGTTGCCAACTTCAATGCAGCCATGATCCCGTAAATGGTCCCTGTGCTGCCTCCTGCCACCGATTTGTTCACCAGTGATAACGCTTGCGTATGGCTCAATATCGCCAATGACGTTGTGTCCTGCATGGGCCTTTTCCGTATGCTTCTCTACAAGTTTGCCGTCACGCATTACATATGTCTTACGCACCTAAATCTGCCTGTGCTTTCAATAGCATAGCCTCCCTTTCCTGATCCAGTTCCCTCTGTTTCAAATCAAGTTCTGCTACTTTGATACGCTGATTGCTATCCAGCTTTGCGTAGTCCAGTTGCAGTTTTGCCTTGGCCGTTTCTGCTTTGGTTTGTTCCTTCATCATGTCCATGCTGGCCTTGTTCGGCTCTTTGTCTCCACCGCCGGGTGGCAATGGGGCTTCCAGCAGGGCTTCGACCTCACGGGATACCTTGAACCGTCTGGATGCCCATAACAGTATCTTCTGTGCAACCTCCTGTGGGATGCCCCCGGCGAGTGCAAGCTGCATGAACTGGCCTACCGCATTAAGATACTCTGACACTGCCTGCTTGTCGGCTGCGTCATCTGCAATCACTGTGCTATCTGTTTCCACGTCTATTTGGTAGGAATCGTCATCCCGCAGAACATCCAATATTTCCGGGGTGACCTGAATACCTGTGATCTTTGTCATTGTCTCAGGGCTAAACACTTCCCCAATTACTTCTGCCATCAAGCGGAACAAGTCCCTGACGAACCTCTGCACCTTCTTCTGGCGTGGCTGTAACCGTAAGGACGAGAACTGCGCCTTGAGCATCTGCGCTCCGCGTGTCTCTCTGGGGTCAGACGATCCCCGCTGTATGTCGGAGATGCCTGTCAATTCGTAAATGCTTTGTATTAAACGTGTGCGCTCCTGATATAGCCCAACCAATACCTGTGCCGTGCTTTCCAGCGGGACAAAATCTATCGTGCCTCTAAAGCCTCCACGCTCTGCAAATGCCTGCCAGTTGTGGGCTGGGATCATTGTGCCTTCTGTGGTCTTGAATATGTTTCCGAGTTCCTCGTTGGCTGCATCGTACACGCCACGAACCTTCAGCATATTGACCAAGTGGTTTATGCGGGCCGTAATGTCGTCCAGTTCATCGGCCTGATCCCTGTACAGCGTGAACTCAGGAACAGGCAACATGGTACGGTCTGTCTCAATTGAATACAGCGGCCTTGGAATAGGAAAGAAGTCCTTTAGGTTCAACGGGTCGTCTTTTTCCATCATAGGCTCTGTAGCGCCTTCACTGATGAATATAACCTTGCGTTCCCGCTTGTCCCATATCTCCCAGACGCGGCACCTTTTGACAACGTCCTCCGGCAGATCCTCGTCATATCCTTCTGGGAGGACAGTCATAGGGGCCGACTTCCCCTTTTCCCCGAAGTTGTCCACCATGTCTTGGCGTGTCTGTATGCTTTCAAACGCAATCCACTGCACTTCAGACCACTGCCTAGCAGGGCCAAACCGTATGCGGTCCCACGGGATAAACTCTATCTCTACCTTTTCACTGGATACCGTTTCCTCCTCCGACATAAAGAACGCACCGTCATTATCGAAGCTAGGCAGACGCTCTTCCCCGTTCTCGTCAGCGAACCGTGTGAACGGCTCCGTGTCGGAGTTGACCTCTACCAAGCCCATACGGACTTCCTGCATTTCCACCGTGGGTCGGTAATGTATCCGCGCAACGCCTCTGCCTGTCAGGAGCATATCCTGCACGGCGTTTTCCATAGCCACATCGAACTCTGAGTTGTCCAGCATGGCTTCTATGGCACGTTCAATAATCATAGAGCCGCCACGGGCTGCTGCATCGCCCGCACCAAACCTGCGCCTTACATCAGGCTTTGCAGTGTTCGAGTATAGTGCAGGACGCAGTGTCTCTGTGTTAGCCCACAAGATGTTGAAGGTCTTGGACTTCGCAGGCAGGTCTGCATGGTCGTTCCTGTACCGCTTCTCTATCTTGGATGCTTCGCTACGCCACTTCTCGTCACGCCGTTCTGCAATCTTTAGTTCGTGCATCCAACGCTGGACTGTGGGTGTGGTGTTTTGATCTTCTATCAAAGTGTGCCTCTAACTTGTTCAGTATACTTGAGCATATCGTTGAAGGTTGGCCCCTTGGCAATGTCTTCTGGCTTCGGCTTGGCTTTCTTGGCCCAAGGACGGGACATACAGGCATACCGCCATTCGTCAGCGGCATGGTCCTCTGAGTTCGTGTCCAGGTCCTCTGGCCTCTGTGGATCGTGTGGAAGGCTTGGGATTGTCCGTATGCTATCCACACAGGTGTTAAAACAGTAAATCATTGGCTTATCTTCGCCTATCATTCTGGACCGCATCTCTGCCCAGCCTGACATGGCTCCCAGCTTGCCTACCCTGCGGTTGTCTGCCTTGCGCCACAACACGCCCTCCTTTGCCATCTGCTCCGCAATACTTGGGCCACCCTGTACTATAAAGATGGAAGGATCAGCAACCCCGTAGACGATGTTCTCGCTTTCCCTCTGTTTGATTCCTCTGGCTATGGCCTCATTCGTCAACTTCAGACCTACGTTGGCCTCCTTTGCGCCGTACCACTCCCGGTAGCGTATCAACGCCCCTCTGGGGTACACACGCCCGTCTACTTCTGATCCGTCCGATACAGCCCACCATCCGACAGAGAACGGAGACATCGAACCCCAATCGAAGGCACGAAACTTCATCCAGTAGTCTGGGATCGCAAAGGGCTCAATGACGTGCTTATCTGGCCGCCAGCACTCAAAGAATGCACCCTCTACTACATTCCAATCGCCTTCAAGCCAAGCCCTAACCAGTTCAGGAGATCCTGTCTGCTTCAGACGGTCCACATATTGTGGGTCATTCTCCATTAACAGTTTGTTGTCACTGAGCTTGGCAGGGATGAATATCCTCCTGCTGCCATTCTCTTCTATGATCTTCCAGCCCTGTGGGGCAGGGTCGATGTATCTCTGCTTCACCCAGCCATGTCCGGGTCCACCGGGGTTGCCTGTCGCATGGAAGTGGCACGGTATGCCTTCGGCTGACCGCAGTGTTGCCTTCATCTTCATTACAGGGGCTGGGTTGGGGTAGTTTGTTAGCTCCTCAAAGTATACGTCTGTGTAACTGTGTCCCTGATAGGCTTCCGCACGAGCATCTGTGTCCAGTGACCTGAAGCGCAGCGTACTTCCGTTTGGGAATGTCCATTGCTTGCGCTGCTCCGCATACGTTGCACCTATTGGGCCGTATATCTCTTTGCTTCGATCTATGATCGCATCCAGTTGCGGATACTCGCGCCGAAAGAATACTGCCCTTACCCCAGAACCATACTTGGCACTCTTCAATCCCGCGTGACCAGCCATCGCGTCTGACTTACCTCCCCCGCGGCTCCCTCCGTAAAACCTCTCATCTATGCTGTTTGGACACGTTATTAGTTGATGCTGGGGGCCTTGCTGCGGCTGCCAAGCGATTGTTCTAGCCATTCCTCCTCCGTTAACTCTTCCTCTGGTCTGTCCACCAGTATTGCAAACTCTTGCTTCTGTTCCAGTACCGCTGTCTCTTTCCATCCCAGCCTAGTCTTACACCAGAATATCTGAGCCGTAACATTCCCGTTCACTGCGTTCTGGTACAACGAGTTTGCTACCTCTGCGTTAGCTTCTGCTGCACTCAGGTCTAATTCTTTTCTGTAATGTTTCGCTACTGTCTCACGATGTATGCCCAACACGTCACCGATAACTTCCTGCGGTGTACCTATGCGGGCAAGTTT